GGTTCTCAGGGGTCACTGCGGTCAATTTAGTTGGCCATAGTAACTGCTTTTCTTTTTCTGTCCTAGTTTCGACAGAAAAATTTTGGAACAAACACTCTTCAAAGGTAGGAAACCTTTGCATAGGGCGTTCGCGCCACTGAAAGCGTGTTACGGAGATCCTGGGTCCAGAAGGAGTTATTCCTAATTGGTTAACCAAAAAGTCGTACACATCTTTACAGACATTGTAAACAATTTTTGAACAACCCATGGATGCAGTGGCTATGCCAATGCAACTTTGAGCGAGTTGATCTAGAGTTTTGGGGCGTTCCGGGTAGAGTAAGTGACTAAGTAGTTCAGAGTCCTCACGATATGCGATTCCGGTCACGTTACGATAGCTAAGTACTTCGACATCAGATAAACTGGTTCCAAATGATGACTTTTCAGGTGAAAGGTCAGCGTTGAACCGAATCTTTGCCTCAGTTGCAAGAGTATTCAGCCAAGCTTTCGAATCTGAAACGTGTTCAGCGAAGGCGGTTAGGCTGTCATCTCCTTGTACTAAGAGAATGAAGTCTTTGCTCTCGATATTGATACCCATTGAGCTTAGGCATGTGAGAATCATGATTGCATTAACAAATGAATCCAACAGTTGTGTTTGTTGAAAACCAGATGCAATACCATTGAATCTCCACCTAAACATCTCTCCGTCAGCGGAAAGGATGGGCGTGTGCTTAACAGCATCACACATCCAATCCCAGAGGTTCTGGATTTTCCAGTCCTCAACGGCGGGAGAAGGGTAATGGTTGGTAGGCTCGTATTGCGAAAAATCGAACCAATACCTCCATAGTGAGTGAACGTCGTCTATAATTTCGTGAAGGGCTTTGTGATCAAAACCACTCCAGTCGGCAGAGAAGAAAGAGTTTAAGCAACGCGATTTAGAAATGCGATTCCAAATCTTATTCCAGCCTCCTTTGAAGGTTTCGAAACCCCAAAGCATTGAGTGCTGAGTCTTGTTGTTCAAGTACTCTTTTTGTATGTTCCAAATGAACATATTTTCTACCATTAGTAACAGTTTGGGAACTCCAAATACGGCTCTAATCTTGTCAGGCTTGTCGGCCTTGACAACATGCGCTCTCGAGTGCAGCGTGGTGTACTCGTACGGGACAGGATTACCTTTCTTATCCCAAAAGGGAGAAAGTTTAAACTTAATCTTGTGGACTAAGTCCCTGTTCGTGTCAAAAATTTCGTTGTAAAGATTGTGAAATGACAACCTGCTGTCGTCAATCTCACCTTCTCGTTGTTTCTGGCGTACTTTGTCCCTCCAATGTGTTGAGTTGGTGTAAGGGGCTTCAGCACTAACCGATAATGACCAAGGGTAATACCTAAGGTCTGGAAAACTGATAGGATGTAGTTTTCGCGACGGTCGAAACAATTGTTCAACTACTCGTAGAGCCTTTCGATAATGAAAGTCTCTTTTGACGTGATGTTGAGGTAAATCCGTTTTAAGGAAATCCTCTTTGGCGGCTTGAGCATCGTCGGCACTTCTGCGGTAACCGTGGATGATCTCATCTGCTAAGTCGGATGGGCAATGCTTGTAGATTGCCTTTTTGACGGTCCTCTCGGCTGGGCGACGAAGTTTCTCGTTCTGCCTAGTCCATTGGGCGATGTATTGTCGCCTGAGTTTGATCGTCTTGTAATATCCGAGACGTTCTAAGTTAGTAAACATGGCTTTGCTTGATGTAGTGAAAGCGGGTGAAAACAGTAGAAAATTTTGAATGAATTGACCTTCTTAACGG